TGGATGACAATGAAAGTTCAAGGGTAGTCCTTGAGTTGATACAAGATATGATCTATGAAATAGACGACCTTGTTATAGATAAAATAGAGGTGACAAGACATGACTAAAGTAACACTTGATAGTATAGAATATGACTCAGAAGATTTTACTGAGGATCAACAAAAGATTCTTGGTGAGATAGTCTACAATAAAAACTTGGCTTCCAACCTGAGCTATCAGGTGACAAGTCTTAACGTAGTAGCTGAAATACTATCAGATAAACTCAAAGCTTCTTTAGCAGAGGACAAACCAGATGATTAGTGCAGAAGACATGAAAGCTTTCCAAGGCTACAGTGATTGGGTAGAAGATAAGATTATCACCAGTCCAAGGGATAGGCTTATGGAAAATACATTAGGTCTAATGGGAGAGGCTGGTGAGGTAGCAGAGAAGATTAAGAAACGTATCCGTGATGACACTAAGGTAAAGCCTGAAGAAATTGTCAAGGAACTTGGTGATGTTATCTTCTATGCTACTGCCTTGTCTAATTTTTATGGTGCAAGCTTGGGTGTCACCATTGCTGAGAATATGATGAAGCTAGACGGACGTGAAGCCAGAGGCACAATTAAAGGTAGTGGAGATGAAAGATAAAGATACAGCCAAACGTGCTGCTGAGTTAATGAAACCTATTGAACAACAGATCATGATGTGTGACAATAAAGAAGAAACCCTGTTGTTTGCATGTGCTATGCTTGAAAGATCAAAGACTATCCTTGAAGCTCATATAGGGAAAAGAGGAAGACGAGAACTATTTGTAATGGGAAACGAGCTATGAATAACAACTACCTACCTACTGACTACCAAACCTTTATTGCTACTAGCCGTTACGCTAGGTGGCTTGAGGATGAAGGCCGACGAGAGACATGGGGAGAGACTGTTGAACGTTACATGCAGAATATAGTAGGCGGGTTATTGCCTAAGAAAACTGCAGATGAAATACGTAATGCTATCCTTAGCCTTGAGGTCATGCCTAGTATGAGGTCAATGATGACAGCAGGTAAGGCTGCAGATCGTGACAATACTTGTATGTATAACTGTAGCTACCTACCCGTAGATGATCCTAAGTCTTTCGATGAGGCGATGTTCATCCTCCTTTGCGGGACGGGGGTTGGTTTCAGTGTTGAGCGTCAGTTCATTACTAAGCTCCCAGACGTTCCTGACCTTTTCCAAAGCGATACGACTGTCGTCATCAAGGATAGTAAAGAAGGGTGGGCGAAAGGACTCAGGCAAGTTTTGGCACTCCTATGGGCAGGTGAAATCCCTAAGTGGGATGTATCTAAAGTCCGCCCTGCCGGTGCTAGACTAAAGACATTCGGTGGCAGAGCATCTGGTCCTGCTCCGTTGATTGACCTGTTTAACTTTGCTGTCACTACTTTCAGGCAAGCACAAGGACGTAAGTTGTCTAGTATAGAGTGTCATGATCTGATGTGCAAGATAGGTGAGGTAGTAGTGGTAGGTGGCGTAAGACGTAGTGCTATGATTAGCCTGTCTAATCTGTCTGATGATCGTATGCGTCATGCTAAGTCAGGCAACTGGTGGGAGAATGCAGGGCATAGAGCTTTAGCTAATAACTCTGTGGCTTATACTGATAAGCCTGATAGTATGTCATTCATGCGTGAGTGGACAGCCCTTATGGAGAGTGGGAGTGGTGAACGTGGAGTCTTCAACAGAGAAGCATCAATTAAACAAGCTGCAAAGAATGGCCGTAGAGAGTCTTGCTATGAGTTCGGAACAAACCCCTGTTCGGAAATCATTCTTAGGCCGAATCAGTTCTGTAATCTTACGGAAGTTGTCATACGTGCTAACGACAGTATCGAAGACCTTACAAGAAAAGTCTGCCTTGCAACTATACTTGGGACTATACAATCCACCTACACACACTTCCCATACCTGCGAAAAGTGTGGAACACAAATACATCAGCAGAACGTTTGCTTGGTGTGTCACTCACAGGGATAATGGATAACCCATTGCTGACCTTATCTAATCAAGGCTTGGCTAGTACATTGGAGTACCTAAAAAATGTGGCTATTTCTACTAACGCTGAGTGGGCTGACCGTCTTGGTATCCCTCATAGCACTGCTATTACTTGTGTCAAGCCCAGTGGAACAGTTTCCCAACTGGTTGACTCAGCTTCTGGCATTCATGCTCGTCACAGTCCCTATTATATCCGTACTGTGCGTGGAGATAATAAAGATCCACTGACTCAGTTTATGGTTGATCAGGGTATACCCAACGAGCCTGACGTTATGAAGCCTGATGCTACCACAGTGTTTAGTTTCCCTATGCAGTCTCCTATGGGTGCAGTTCATACTGCTGACATGACAGCCTTAGAACAACTAGAGATGTGGTTGATGTATCAACGTCATTGGTGTGAGCATAAGCCTAGTGTTACTATCAATGTCAAGCCTGATGAATGGTTTGAGGTAGGGGCATTTGTGTACAAACACTTTGATGAGATGAGTGGTGTGTCGTTCCTACGTTTCAATGAACACACATAT